TAATTGATTCTGTTAATTGACTCAATGAAACGGCCATTGATTTAGTGTAATTACCAAATTTATCTTGGAAAGCAACAAAAGCATTACCCTTAGTCAAAACATCTTTCTTAATATTCCATTTTTTATCAACACCCATTTCAGTATTATTCGTAAGTGATATTAACTTTACTTTTTGTTTTTTACCATTTTTATTAATAAAAGTATACTCTTTACCAGGTGATAGTTTTGGTCCAACTGGTTTATTAGACTTCTTTAAGACCATGTAAGCAACGCATAGTTTTAAAACGACTTTAAAATTTGCTAAATAATTAGGATACAAATCAACTTCTGATTTTTCTTCTGACTCACCATCACTCAAACTATCCAAAAACTTGTTAAAATCTTTTAATTTATCAATTAATTGTTCTTTTTCAGATTTTAATTCATCACCAACATTTAAAGTAGATATACCATCTATAGACTCTTGACATAAATCTTTAATCTCATCAACCTCTTTTTCTTCTTCAACAGCACTAACCAAAGATCCTATAAGAACAGATAGTTGAAATTTAGAAACCATAATTCTATCAGATTCCTCTAATGAATTAACACTAGACATACCCATAATATAGTCAAAATGAGCTTTAAATCTTTTAACCAAAACTGAAATCTTCATTGTGTTTATACTTTCTTGTGCTTTTCTTAACACAGAATTTATTAATCGACCTAATAAAGAATCTCCCCAATTTATCTCATTACCAAGAGCACCTGAACCAGAAGTATTTTCATACATCTTTTTAAGTCCTCTATTAAGTAACTCTTCCTCTTTAAGACTTCTTCTCTCTGCGATATTTTTTAAATAATTATCTCTTTTCTTTAAGTATTTCATAAAAATATATTATATTTGTAGTATATATATTAATATATTTAACTCAAAAAAGAAAAAAGAGATTAAAATAATTTTGTAGTTACTAATTATTTGTTTATATTTGTATATAATTAACCACTAAATAAAAAGAAGACATGAATTTCAACTTAAAAGATGTAGTTTGTATCGATTTAACAAAATACACTAACGATCAATTATTAGCAATTGAAGAACAAGAAGGATACCCTAACCTTGTTTATTACAAGAGTGAAGGTTGTTTAAAAGTATTTATTGAAACAAACATAACTGACAATTTAAGAATGACATCTCTTATTGCTTGTATGATAAACGACAACAAATGGGCTAACTATAAAGGATTTGCTCCATCTGAACAATACTCAGGTAACATAACTAAACAACAAAGAAAACATATGATGAATATGGATTCTATCAGTTTCGAATTTGAAATATTATCAGAATCTTTAGATTTAGATGATATTTTAGATAAAATTTCAAACTATGGTATTAAATACTTAACATCAAATGAAAAAGAATTTTTAGATAAAACATCTAAAGAAATCTAAAACTTGAAAAAACCAGTCATTTGACTGGTTTTTTTCATTTAATAAATATTTTTAATTTTTATTGATTAAAAATTTAAAAAAAACCACATTTTATAAAATAATATAAATTAGTTCTAATATATAATTTTGTAAACCTAATTTAAAGAAATGGAATTTTTAGAATTAAAGTATAACAATAAAGTTTATACAAATAGAAAAGAAATTATTAACATTTTAAAATCTGAAAAATTTTATTGGTTAATTGACTCTGAAGTTGATAATGCAACTATCGAGATAAAAAATAACACACTTATATGGCATGATGGAATCTTTATGAATGGAGATTGGAAGTATGGCATATTTATAAATGGTAATTTTCACGGAATCTGGGAAAATGGAATATGGGAAGGAGGATACTTTAAAGGCGTTTGGAAAAGCGGAATTAAATAAAAAATAATCACTACACTATGAAAAAAAAGAAAACTTTATTAGAAACAGAGGTTTCCGAAGTAGTACTAAATACAGAAAAACTAAAGATAAATAAAATCAGTAATGATTTATATTTTGAAATATCAAATGAGATAACCAAAGATTTAGCAGAAGCTGTATCATTAATGATGACAAAGATTGATAAAAAATCTTCAATCTGGAAATTAGAAATAAAAAATGAAAACAAATACATAGATCCCGAAAAGTGTTTGTTTTGGTTAACAGGTGGATCAAATGAATGGAAATCATTAGAAAATTACAACAGACCTTGGTCAGAATGTTATTTAGAATTTCAAGAGGAGTTTGGAATAATAATATTTAATATTGTTCAAAAGTCTGAAACAATAGGAGAAATAAGAGACTCATTTATTAAATATCTAAATCTACCAACAATATATGATTTTGCAATAAGTAAAGGATTTATAAGATAACAAAAAACCCATCAAATGATGGGTTTTTTATTTTTATATATACATTATGGAACAACAAAAAAAAATATGCTCAAATCCATGGTGTAAAGGAACATTTTTCTTTACAGAACAAGACTTTATTGAAGTCGATGGTGAGTTATTACCACCAACACAATGTAAGAAATGTTTAAGTTTCTCAAATGAATTAAGTGGAGGAGTTGAATGGGTTGATAAAAAATATGAAGGAAGTAGAGATGATGGAACATCTCATTCTTTTAGATACAAAGTTACAAATTTTAGATTATGATAGCTCATTTTTTCGATATCAATACTTTAATAACATCAAAAGGTGAAGTTTGGATTGTATCTAAACTTAACCCTATAAAACCATTAGTTAAAATTACTCAATCTGAATTTAATTTAATAAAAAAGGGAGTATTTAAAAAATACAATCAAAGTATTAAAATAGGAGGTAGTCAATATTGGATTACTGAAGACTTAATGAATACTATTAAAATAAGATGCTCAAAGGAAAAAACAGATATAACTACTTTATCATTTTCTATGCAAGAGTTTATGAACCCTGATTTAATTGAAAAGATAGATTATGAAATCTGGAGTGAACACTTTATAAATCTTAAAAACTCAAATGATGATATCTATATAATATGCTCGAAAAATACTAAAAGAAATTATAAATTTCTAATAGAAAAATTAGAAGAAAAACTAAAAGAATTGGGACTTAAGGTCAAGGATTATTACTTTATATCAGAAACTTTCTATAATCGTGATGAAGATGAAATAACATATAAAAAAGTCAGACTCTTACTACAACATCTTATTGGATTAAAAACAGAAGTTGATAAATTCACAGAAGATGAAATAACAAAGTATAAATCTATAAACTTTTATGAAGATGAAAAGAAATCTTTAGATGTTGCAAAAAAATGTAATGATTTATTAAGTTTAATTTACTCCAACTCATCAGATGAATTAAAAGCAAAAGTTAAAGATATTATAAATAATGAAAAACCAACTTTAATTATAAATCAAGTAACTTACAATAAAGTTAATAAAATAATAAAAAGTGAAGTTTTTCTAACTTTAGATAAAATAATCAAAACATTTGAGAGTTTTAATCTTTTTTATCAGAGTCTTTATTCAACATTGCGTTCTTAATTAAGTCATTCAGTTTTCTATTATCCATAATTTCACCGGAATCAGAACTATCATCAGGATTATCGGGTTTAACTTCAGTGTTATCAATCTCATTATAACCCATATCACTTCTAAGTGTTTTCCAGAATTTCTCAAATTCTGTTCTTTGCCCCATTAAGAATTTAGAGTTCTCTCTAATCTGACCAATAGTTTGATTGACAACCTCATGCATTCTAGCTGAAGCATCACCATTATCTATTTGTCTCAACTGAGAAAGAAAGTTCTTTCTAGTCATCCTTTGTAAAAAAAGACCCTCTGCATAAACCATAGCATCTTCTTTTAATTTATGCTTTATATATGAATGTTCTTTTAACTGAGGAATATCACTCAAATAAAGATCTACAAGTGATTCCAATACAGCCATTGATTGTTGACTAGAAGCTGTTAAGTCCGAATCATAATCATATATCTCAATCTCACCTAAATCAGGTAAATCTTCAGGTTTGGCTAAATGTTTAGAGATATCATATTCACCTCCTTCAGATTGAATTTGGTCAAATTCATCTTGTAATCTATTTCTTTCTTTTTCTGATTTTGACATAGAAGTGGTTTTTTACAATATATATAAAAAATATTCTCGCCTATGGCTGAAGTTAAAGAAAAACAAATGGTTTTCACTACCAAATTGGTAGACGAATCAACAGATAAAATAAATGACGGGGTAGTAGTCAAAAGATACCAGAACCCCTGGCTTAAAAGTGAAATAGGATTAAGAAGAGCTGGTGTTACATTTAGAATGACACCTGATGAACAACAAGAATATGTTAGATGTGCTCTAGATATTAATCATTTTGTTGAAAAATATTGTAAAGTAAAAAGAGAAGATGGTTCAGTGGGACCTATATTTTTAAGAGATTATCAAAAAGAAATATTAAATAACTTTGTAAATAGTAGATTTAATATTTTAATGGCTTCTCGCCAGGTCGGTAAAACGATATCAGCTGCTATTTTCATGTTACATAAAATCCTATTCGATAACGATAAAAATATAATGATTGTAGCCAATAAAGGAGATACAGCTGTAGAAATTGTTGATAAAATTAAATCAATTTATACACTACTACCATTCTTCTTAAAACCAGGTATTAAAACTTGGAACCTAAAATCACTAACATTTGAAAATGGATGTAGAATTAAAACATCAGCTAGAACAAAGACACCAGCCATCGGTTTCACCATTGATGTACTTTATCTAGATGAGTTTGCTCATATCCCATCAAATATCATAGAACCTTACTACACAGCCGCCTTTCCAACTACAGCAGCTGTTCAAAACTCAAAAATTATAATAACATCTACTCCAAATGGTATGAATTTATTTCATAAGCTTTTAACAGATGCTGAAAGACCTGACGGTGATCCACAAAAAAATAACTATAAAGCCATGAGGGTTTACTGGCATCAAGTACCCGGTAGATTTGTAACATATCTTAGATTAAACAATCATAAATTACACGAACATGGATTAACAAAAGAAGAAATATTCGAATTTTGTAAAGATAAATGGGGTGATAAAACAAAAGTGGAAATGGGTTATAATTCAGATTTACAAAAAGACATAATACATATATTTAATAATGAATTTTGTTCAGATAACGAGGTTAAATCTTTATCAGTAATAGATTCAAAAGGGTATGAGGTTTCCATAAGAGGATTAGCAGAAGTAACAACTTGGAAAGAAGAAGCAATAAAAGATATTGGAGGAGAAGATGCATTCAATCAAGAATATGGATTAAGATTTATTAACGCATCTAAATCTTTGTTAAATGAATCAATAATAGATGATCTTCTTAGGAATAAGAAAAATTATGAATTTGAGGAAATATTCGAATTTGAAAGAAGATTAAAATTTAGTTACAAAGACTTAAAATGGGTAGATGATGACAATTTATTTCTACCAGTCAGAAGAAAACAATATAAAATAGTTATAAGTGTTGATATATCAGAAGGATTAGGACAAGATTATTCAGTCATAAATATATTTAGGATAACTCCAAAACCCAAGGAGTTGATAGATTTACAAAAAAATTCCTATAAGTCTCTCACTGATTTCTTTAGATTAGAGCAAATTGGATTATTTAGAAGTAATTTGGTATCTGTTAAACAATTGTCGGAATTTTTATACGTTTTAGCATTTGAATATCTAAACCCAGAAAATGTTAAAATAGTTCTAGAATTAAATAACTATGGAAATACTTTATTAGCTGAAATACCACATGTTTTTGATGGAAATAACGAATACGGATCCTCTATTTTCTTCAGATATAAACACAGAGTTGACTCACAAGAGGAAAAAGTGGGATTAAAAATAGGAGAAAATAAAAATTTATTAGTTAAGGATTATCAAGATTTAATGTTATCCAAGGGATTTGTTATAAATAACGAAGATACTGTTAGAGAAATAACAACATTTGTAAAACACACAACAACAGCAGGTAACACAAGATATGCAGCAGATGTCGGACATGATGATTGTGTAATGACCATAGTAAACACTACTTCAATATTCCAAAGGAATGACTTTAAAGAAATGGTTGAGGAAGTCTCAACAAGTGAATTAGATAAAGAACACCTACAATATATAAATGAATGTTTAAATAATATAGATTTTGTTGAAGGTGTTGATTATGGACAGGTACTAAGAGTAAGAAGACAATATCAAAATCAGAGAAGTCAAGTGAAATCCTCAAATGGGAGTCTAGGAAATTGGTTTAAAAGAGATTAATTATTCTCTTCGATTGTTACTGATAGTCCAGCATTTTGTAGTTTCTCCTTCATAACTGAAATAGTATCAAAGTCACCATATTTAACATCACACACACCTTTAAAGTGAACGATATGAGCACATTGGTTTGCTTGTTGTAATTCATGACCACATATACTCATTAAACAATTAATGACATGATCAAATGTATTATAATCATCATTTTTTAATATCAAAACATATGGATTTGATAGAATCTGTTGAGATTTGGATTTGGTTTTTTTCTTAGTTATAGTACTCATAATATTGATTTTATCTTTGTTAAATTTTTATTACTTATTATTATATAGTTTATTTTATTATCTATTAAATATTTCTTTTTTAGTTCATCTCTATATACCTGTTCTATATATACCGATTCACCACCCCATTGTTCTATTGGTATATAATGTTGCAATCCATTAGTTTCTATAACAAATCTATGATTTGGTAAATAAAAATCATATCTTAACTTTCTACCAGTTTTTGGATTTACTAAATCATCAAATGTTTTTTCTTGCTCAAAATATATAGACTTAGAAAGTAAATATTCTTTTATATAATTTTCCGCATATTTTAAATCTTTATAACAGAAAGGACATCCTCTTTCACCATGTATAAATGAACTCATACTCTTTTTATGAATTCTTTTACAAATGTTATGAACTATATCAACTTTATCGTGTACATTATTAAC